AAGCGTTTTGTACAATTTTTCTAATCCATACAGGCATCAGTTTCAAGTCGACAAGCACATCTTCTTTCTTCTCCTGTCTCAATAAGTAGTAAATATGATCCGTCTGTTTAGTAGTAACATTGACGTTCTTTATCGACTTTAGAGCAGAATTAACCAACATGGCAAGTCGGTTCGTAAAAGCCAAGTTGCGTGGAGCCGTATTCTTAAATGTGATAGATCTATTCCCTGACACTGATATTCTGCGCGATTTTCCATTTGTGAGGAAAACACTATTCAACGGAACCTGTGTAGAAAGTCCAAGAACATTCAGCGCATAGTCGCCAGTGGGGACAATTTTGGAATGAGAGCGTTCAGCCAAGGCTTCAGCAATTTGGATGTCAGTAGGATAAATCACCCCCAATCCCAAAGTTTCGTCAATTTCGGGATAACAGTAAATGCCCTGTGCCACACGAATAATTACCCCGCTTTTTGTAAGCCTAAGCAAAGTCTGTCGGATAGCATCAGAAGAGCCCAAATCAAGGAAGTCATCGGCAAAGAAAATCTTTCCCCTACCAAATCCCTTTATCCTGTTTTCAATTTTATGAGCTATACTTTCCATGTCTAACCTTAATTTTGTCACAAAATTAGCAACTTTTTGTGACAAAACAAAGAAAAGGCTTAGAAAAGTAGCAATGTTTAACTAAAAAATGCCCGATACATATTCTATAAAACCACAAATATACAATATCAGCCATGCAAACACAAATGTTGATCTTGTTACAAAAAAAAGATACTTCTTGTGACACACTACATATACACCTCAATTCCATTCACCTCAAATATACAAACATCACGAAGCTGCCGGATCTCGTTGGAGTCCAGCAGCTTCATTCGCCTTGTGCCTTTATAGAAGTCATATTTGAGGGAGATGCAGCGGTGCCAGGACTGGATTTCACCGCTGCGAGTCCATAGACGGATGTCGATGGGTTCGGGACTGGAGAGTATTTTGCGGAGGGTGGTAATGTGGATGGATTGCATAGCGATGTGGATTAATCGAAGGTGCGGTAGAAAGGATCATCGAAGATGTTGTTGCCATAGTCGATGGTGATTGGGAAATGATGGCTACTGTACTTATACTTGAACTTGATGCTGTTCGTGGCGTTGTCGGCATCGGAGATTTCACTGTTTATATCAGTGATGGTGATGGGTGCCAGGGCACCACCTATCTCAACGATGTTGACATAGCGAGAAAGGAGGAGCTGGGAGAAGTGCTTGGCTTCCTCGAAGGTAAGCATCGAGGATTCAACGTCATACTCGTAGGCGGACTTGTCATCATAGAAGGTGGTGCCACCGAGCGAGGTGGCAGTGGAACGGTCGAGGTCGAGCTTGCTCTTTGTGACGCAAGTGAGATGTATGTATTCATCGCAGTTGAACTCATTGCGCACGAGAAGCGTGAGGTTCGGCGTGCGGTCAGTGACATAGAACGTCTTGGCAAGAAAGCCACGATGAACGGTGAACTGTAGCAGTCGGCACTTGCTGCCGATGCGGGTTTCTATAGCAATAGGACTTATAATGTCACGTATCAAGGTGGTGTTCTTGGTGTCCACTTTAGCATCCTCGATGCGAACCATGCGAGGTGTAGACTCGCCGTCGAAGAGAGCCAGACACTCGGTGTAGCCCTGCAACGTGACATCAGGCAAATAAAATGCCGAAAGAGTCTGAAACGAATTGCGTGGAATGGTGAACATCGAGCGTGTGGTGAGGAAGAACAGCTGTACAAAGCCCATGGCATTTGTGGCGAGGCTCAGACGAGAGTAAATGAAATGGCGCTCCGGTGTGGTCGTCTCTTCAGTCTTTGTGTCCGCCGTGATGACAAAGTTGGCGAAGACACGTTGCTTATCCAGCATGTGTCCCTCGATGATGGAGCGAGCATCATAGAGCATGGCGATGTTGTTGTAAGGGTAAAGCGTAGTTTCAAAGATAGTGTCAGGACCACATGCGATAGTGACATATACCGAAGCAGCATCAGTAGAGATTTCAATCTCCGATGGGATGTTGCAAGTGAAGACGTAGAGAGAAGGATTATAATTGATTTTCAGCATGACCTTTTTGTTTTCAAAGATAACAGGCTTTGCCTGTATAAGAAAAGACCCAACCGCAGCGTTGCTCTGCACGGCTCGAAGGACAAAGGGCTTTAGTATGGAGTGTAGGCAAGTGCGGACTTGTTACGATCTTGCAGCAGCGACAGAAGAAAGCCCGACTCCTTCGAGCCGGGCGGAAGTGGAAGACTGCCTAAGCAGCCTTTTCAGCCTTTGGCTTGCGCCCTCTTTTCTTCTTAGGCTTTTCCTCTACTGGAGCTGGCTCCGGCTTCTGCACCTCCTGCGCCGTAGCCCCTTGTGGGGCTTTGGCTTTTGCAATCTCTTGCGAGAGGCGTGCGAGGCAATTATCAGAGATGTTCAATCCCAACCTCTTTTTGAGGAGGAAGGCGAGGCGCATCGCCTTGTATGCACTTGTGCAATACATCTTGTCTGAGCTGTTATCGCTTGTGTAAACGACCCATACATTGTTTGTGGACTTGTCGGAATTGGCTTTAGCTGCTAAAATGACATTTGAAGTATTCATAACTTTCTTATTTTAAGAGTGAAACAATCTGATTAGTGAATGAGATAGACTTCGATATAGCTGATGTCTACAAAGCTGTCTGCTGCGAGTGCTTCCGCCTTGGCGCTTGCCTCAGAATGGCTGTCAGCCTCGATTTCATATTCGATATACTCGCCATCCTCTCCATTGATGACAACCTGATAGAGATTGCTTGACAATTCAACCTGTCTTGAACTTCTTTTACCGAAGTGATATTCTGAATTAAAAGTGGTGTGTACCATAATCTTTAAATTTTTATTTGTTCGACTTAAAAGTGAAGCACCGAAGTGCTTTTGTAATTTTTACGTGCATACAAGTAGCAGCAAGGAGAAGGCATGTAAATGCAAGGGATAGCCAAGATTATTTCATCCTTCGGGCTTGAAAGATTTTGGAATGAGGCAAACCTGCCCCAAAAACTTTTGAAAAAATCTTAGGGTAAGCGTGGAGCGCGACCCTTTCAGAATGCCGCTTGCGCTAACTTTGCAAAGGAAAAATCATAAGCATTACATTTGGTAAGTGCTTCACGTCGAACAAATAAAATGATTTGGTACAAAGAACACCACTTCAGAATATTACTCCGGAATAATAAAAGAAGAAGACTGGTGATATGAATTGTGCAATCTCTGTTGTCATCATAGGATGGGATGGCTACTTCTTCCATGATGAAATCGTGGCAGACAGATACCTATCTTTAAGGCAAGCAGAAAGGTGGATGTGCTTGTGGCATAATGAAACGGACATCAGTGGTGTCGAAGCCATTCACTAATGAGAGTGTGGAACGGATTAGAAAAGGCTAATATGAATACTTGTCATTTTGGTGGCGAACAAAAAGCCGATTCGTCCACAGACATTGCATGGGACGGTGGAACAAGCTACCAAGACAACAGCATGGGAAAGATGCACAAAGTGCAGGAAAGGCGGTGCGCCACGCCTTACTCCTTTGAAAATCGGGATTGGTTACCTTATGGTATTGACTCTCACGCCTAAGAGATTGCAAAAGCCAAAGGTGCGGATAGCGAAGCGAAGGAGGTGCTGAAGGCGGAGCATACCGCTGAAAAAAGAAAAGCCTTCATCCTGCGTTGGGCGCAAGACAAAGGCGTATAGGAAAGGATGATTAGGCAGTGTTCCGCTTCTTTTTATTTTATATGACTGATTCTTAGTTGAAATGTACCTTTATGTATTCAGGGTCATTGCATGAAACCTCTGTAAGGTCATCTCCTTTTAAGCAGTATTCTGTTTGAAAATAAACAGGAATTTCATTGTGTACGATGTGGTAGTCCGATAATTCTTTTATCGATTTCAATAGCTTTGTTTCAACAATGTCGTTGTCAGCCATATTGATATCAGAATACAAGACAACAATTCTTCCATTTCGATAGAACATTCCAATAAACCCTTTCTTATCATAAGAAATGTCATTTCCGAGACACATATATCGTTTATTTTTTATGTGTTTAAATCGTATATATGTAATAATAGGGTTGTGTTCGTTGATAAAACTATTTAAGATATTGTTTATTTGCTCATTTTTAATAACATTTGTATCACTTGCTATTACTTTGCAAACAAAGTCATCCTCTTTTGCTGGCAATATTTTTCCCTTACTGAATATCCTGTATGTCCTTGTGTTCAGTGGACCTTCATAGTTTATGAGTCCTGTGCTAAGATCATCATACTTTTTAAGTGAATCAGTGCATAACAAAGAAGCAGGAATATTTAGTAAACTGTCAGCCCAACTCCTATTAATGGAATAGTAACATATAAGTTTCCCATCTTTATAGAAAACCTTATCAACAAGTCTACTATAATAAAGTTTCCCAAAGCTTGTTATCTCCATAAATTGCTTTTCGTTTTTATTGTAAAAAAGTATAGAATAAATATGGTCGTTTGGATTATCTTTTATGAAATTAGATAGTAATGAATCCAAAGATTCTTCTATAAATATCTTTGGCGTTTTATTCTTGTCACAACCAGAGACAACAAGTAACGATGCAATTATTATATAAAAGAAAATCTTTTTCATAATTAGTCTATTATAGAAATAAGATAATCGGTTGTCATCTTATAGGTTATATTCTATTATTTTCCAAATAACTAAAAACACTTTCTAACTGATTATAGTAATCCAAAACGTTAGGTTCTTTTTGTTCATACATATATCTAACATGATGGAAAATTATTTGTTTAAGTTTGGAAAAATTTGATGGACTTACCAATTTACATAAAGCTAAATCTATAAATATCCAATCAGCACCAACATTTGGAAGGGTGGCACTACCATTCAAAATTGGTAAAATCGTCTTCTCGTATAGTTCATCAAGAGCAGAATATTCTTTAAAAACATACTCTGCGCATTTTTGGAGATTGGTTTGAAAATAATCAAAGTCGGTTGTATATTTTTCTCCATCCAAACTAAAATAGAATTTATCTTGTAAAGAAAGCATATCCCCAGAAAAGGAGATACTTGCTCTATCTCGTTGGTCTTGAAGACTTTTTATACTAAATTTTTCAAACCATTTATGAAGAATATCAAATCTAATACCATAGATAGGATATATTACGAGGGATGAAGTCGTTTCGTCCATCCAATGATCAAGTTCTATAATATATTTTCCTCCTTTCGTTTTTAATAAAAAGGAGGCATCGCGTTTTCTAAATTTATATTTAGAAAAGAAACCTATCTGACTTAAATCCTTTATAATGTTTTCAAATATAAGAGCCATTTTTATTATTTAGTTAAAGCGTAATATTTCTCCAAGTTAAAAACGACAGGATAAGAACTATATTTTGCATAGGAATCCATGTCTCTATTTTTGAAGAATCAACCATTTAGGTTGCTTTATTTCTCCGTTTTATACGTTTGTTTACTATAATTTTTTGTTTGGGAAAATCTATGCATAGTCCACACGTTTTTTGCAGATAGTCCACTATTCTTTGATGATTTTCTTTAACTCCTTTTCTATATTTTTTTTACATCTATATATTTTTCTTTTGTCATCTTTTATATAATTATCACATATGAAAAAAGTTTGATGATAATTTGTTCCTTTTATAGTTAATACTAATCTTGGAGGCAATTTGATTATGTCACATAGAGTTGCATTCTGTAAGAGTTCATACAGTTCTTGGATTGAAATATCATCATTAATAATGTATTCATTATCATCAAAATAATTTTTTACCAATATTTGCTTACAAACTTTTTTGTTTATAAGATTAGGATTTATGCTATTTTTACAACAATAACATAGGCAAAACAACCCATAAAGACAAAATATTTTAAGTAATTTATTCATGAAATAATGTATTTTATAATACGGAACGCCAAGATTACCAAATGAATGAATGTAAGTAACAACAGATAAAACCACCAAGTAAATGCTGCTCCACCATACCCCCTATATAACATGAAGTAATACAAAGGGCATGAGTAATAAAAGAACACGATGAGGTCTGCCATTCCTTTCTTTTTATTGACAGATACTATTTCAATTAGTATAAATATTATACAAACAAGAGATAGTATGTATGCAATTACATTGTCATTCATTTTTGTTGCTTCTCATAAAATTAATAGACTTTTCCTATAAAACGGCATTTTCTCCGTTTTATTGTATTATCTCACCCCACCTACGCAAATTGGGTACAAATCGTGCTGTGGGAACTTCTCGCAGCCGATATAGAGCGTATCAAAGGCATCGGTGCCATCGGTGCGGTGTTCGAGAAGGTCTTCTTCGGACTCCGGCTGCTTTTCCATAGACTTGTTTTTGCGGAAGCCGTTGCGACCACGCTCCACTCCTGCGGACTGGATGGCGAGGATTAGGTCATCGTTGTTTTGGCGGTTGAAGTACGGCATGAGGCGTTGCTTTCCGGCAAAGCCCTGATTGATGAGAAGGTATTTCTCATCATGTCGCATCGGGTTGCCGAGGTACACGTCAATGACCTGCCATCCGTGGCGCTCGAACTCATGGACCACCACCCAGTGGAAGTCCTGGTCGTTCACGGCATAGTTAGAGCCGAGGGCAGTGGCATCATAGTAGTAGATGACCGTCTTGTTAGGGTGTGGTGCGTAGTAGGTGCAGAAGTCGGCGACGAGCGCAGGGATTTTGCGCTCGAACTTCACATAGAACGATTTGAGGATGTTTAATCTATTGTTGCGTGGCTGACCGCACACAATCCAGTTGATATTGGCATTGTAGTCCATGCCAATGCAGAGAGGTTGCATAGGGTCGATGTCCGAGTCCGTGCGACAGTCAAGCGAGCTGTTAAGCGTAGAGAACTGGTTGTTGGCGTGGATGGTGTAAAGATCCTGCTGCGCCTCCTTGATGATGCGGTCGTAGCCGAGCGAGTCGAGGTAGTCGAAATCCGATGCATCATATTTGTGGTACTCCTGCATTGACGAGTAGAAGCCATCGTGCGAGATGCCAATCTTCTGACAGAGGATAGAAGTCTGGAACGTCTTCGGCGTGAGGTCGCGCTTCATCTGCCGGATATACTCTTCACCGAGAAGCTGGAGGTTTTCGAGTGTGGAGTATTCCTTATAGTAGACAGCCACCGAGCGCATCTTGTTCAGACTCTGGTCGAGCCATTTGAGGTAATTCGGCAGATAAGAAGGAATGGGCTTGCGCTGCTCTTTGAGTTGGGCAATGCGCTCCTTCGTCTGCCATATCTTGTAGATTGTGCCCTTGATGGTGTCAATCAGTTCCGTGTCCATCTTCTCCTCATAGTGCAGGAACCAAGAACCCTTGGTAGTCTGAGGCATATCCGAAAGCACCATCATGGAGTGGTTAAAGCTGTGGTGCCCGAAGTACGAGCGTATGCCACCATTTGCAGGCAGAGTCTCGTCCTTCAGCTTGTTGTAATCAATGAACTTCGCCTCGTCGATGAGCAGCCACGACAGCGTGAGCGAGTTGGAAGAGCCCGGGCGGTCCTGACTGATGATGATAGCCACGCTACCATTGTAAAACGTGATGACATGCTCATAGTCAGCCGGTTCGGTGATAGGCTTAGAAAACGACTTCGGCGGTTTTCTGCCTACCACATAATGCACGCCATTAATATAACCCCAACGCTTCCATGCTGCAAGCAAACCAGGGAGCGTGTTCGTCAAGCCATGCTTGAACGTAGGCACCACGATACCACCAGTGGAGCCAGGCATACGCTGCATGTTACGCAGTACGAAAGGCGAGGCGATAGAGTCCGTCTTGCCCGTGCGTCGTCCAGCCACGATGACCGTAGTCTTCGCGCCGATGTATTGCGTAAGAAGCTGAGGTTTGTTGAAGTACACACGCTTAGAGTGTTGCTTCGCCTCGATGTCCCATAGAGAAGTATCAACTTTGTTCGTCATTGTCTTCAGGCTTAAAGATGTCATCAAGCACAAGGTCTGCTTGTTCGTATTCGATATTCTCCGTGTCCGGATGCGACGTGGTAAGCTCCTGCGTGAGCTTTCGGATGCGGTCGTCGATGTTCGGAACCGGCGTGATGCCCACAACACGCGGGTCCGTAGTCGGGAAGAACGGTTGGACAACAATCATGTGGTACGGCACAGATTGCTCGTCCTCGATGTCGATGCGGTTGAACTTCGCATAAGAAGTGGCCGCTTTCTCCATCGTCTTCGTGTCCTTACGCTTCTTCGCCATCTGGTAGGTCTCCATAATCATCTCGTTATACCGCCAGCGGTGGAAGTCGCGCGTACACTCCGATAGGTTCGGTAGCAGAGCCTTGACGATTTTCAAGTCAACATACGCCGTGACTTGCGAGAGTCCATAGCGACTGCGCAGCTCGTCGACAAACTGACGATCCTTCATGTCAGGGTTGGCGATAAACCATGTGACCATATCCCTTAATCGAAGTAGATGTTCGATTTGGGGAACAGGATATTTACCTTCCAATTCCGATTGGGAGGTATAAAGGTCCTGTTTGGCGATGTCGATAATGCTTAATTGTGACATGAAGAGAATTTTGAATTATTCATCATCCTCCATATCGAGGAGGTTGTTACGGGTGTTTTCAAGAGCGAGAGGAGAGCCGACGTAGGCGAGCTGCATCTCCTGATGCAATAGCTTGACACGTGAAGCAGCCTTGCCACGGTGGTAACGCTGCGAAACGGCTGTTGTGCGGTCAGCAATGTCACGGCGTAAATCCTCTGGTGGAACACCGAGAATTACAGCCATATCGCTGATTTTGAGGTAGATTGAAGCATATTGTTCAATCTGCGTGAGAACTTCTTCTGAATATACCATATTATTTTAATTGTTAGCACCGGCAGCGTTGATGCGCTGTTGAAAAAGGTCGGTTAGCGGAACGGAATGGTTCTTTATAAGATCCATGACGGACGCATGAAGAGTGTTGAAGATGTCGGGCGAAGTGGAGATGAACGTGGACTCATGGCGGTTGCCTCGTGTGAGATTCTGCGAGGTGACGACACTAACCTGTTCTCCAGACTCCGCTTGCACGAGAAGGATTTTAGAATGGTTGTCGGCAAGATAGGTGCGCTTCATCGTCTGTGTGATGAACGCCCAAAGCTTTAGAGTTTTGTTCGTAGCCTTATGGTCGAGAACAAGATTAAAGGCAGAAATATTGCCGGACTTCTCGATGAAGAAGAGCCTACGCAGGAACTCCTCGGAGATTGAGAACGAAGTCTGCCAAATCTCCGCTTTGCCGACCTGTCCCAAAATCCACTCCAAAACGTCCGCCACCTGAAGAGCATTGGAGAGATACGCCTGGTGTGGACATTCAGAGAGTGGCTTTAGGATGGTGTTTATGTCGATGTTGCGCTTCATATTACTATATTTAGGTGTAAGCCTTACTGAGCCTTTTTATGCCTTCCTACGCCTTGGTGGACTTTTGGGGCTTGGACTTCGGTTTTGAAGAACTGGCATCCTTTGTCTGCTCAGCTAATTGGTCCGTTGGCGATGGACTAATTTCTGTTTCCTTAGTCTGCTCCTCTTCGCTTTCGTTAGTTTCGGTATTTGCTGCACTTTCTGCCTTTGTCACATAATGGTCATAAGTGTCCCAATTTGCGTGCAACTTTTTATCGAGATTTATAAACTCGTCGAGTAACGGCTTGCGTTCTGCAGCCGGCACCTGCTTAGTAGAGTCCGACAACAAGCGTAGGCGTAGATGGAGTTCACGCATACGGTGAGTGATATCAAGGTTCTCGACATAGAGCGCCTGGATATCCTCAGGCAGCGAGTCGTGATCCGCACGCTTGCCAGCCTTAAAGTCCTTCGCTTCGTTGTGTTCCTTGAACTCTGTTCGACTTGCCACGATGGAATCCACCTGCTCCTGCATGATGTTCACCTCGTCGTGGGCTTCGACCTCACGGCGAGCTTTGAGGAAGGCACGTAGCTTGCCTTCGATGAACTCAGCCTTGCCTTTGAGATTGATGCTGAGATTACGATACATTATGGTGTTATTGGTGAGTTGGAGAAGAAGGATAGCACCCTCGTTCCAGTCACGCTCTTCCCTCGGAGTGTCGAGGAAGTCTTGAAGCCTTTCTGTTAATTTATTGTTCATGATGCAAAATGTTAAGAATGAGTGATTAGTAACATTAATAAGCCAAGCTAAGCCTTTATGAGCCTTTCTATGGCGTGAGGGGCTTTATAGCTTATTGTTGATGCCAGTAAAGAACACACAATTCTTGTGATGTTCGGTAAGCACATTGCGCATAGCCTTCAGCGTAGAGCCTGTAGTAACGAAGTCGTCGAAGACGATGCAGTTAGGCTCTTTGGGGAGATTGTTCATAGTGAACACCGCCCCGATACGCTGCTTGGAATGGCAGAAAGCAACATCCTCGTAGAACGGGATGTTCAGTTGGAAAGCAATCATTTCGCTGATGCGAGTGGCAAAGTTCTTGACGAGATGGCGACGTTTGGGAGTGGTGACGATACACCACGCCCCCGTGTTCAGCTCCTCACCGAGGATGTCACGTATAAGTGGTGAGATGCTATCAGCGAAGAACGCCACCATACTATCGTCGCCCTTTATATCCGTCAGCGTTCTGCCATACAGCGACTTCTGCCATAGAGAGATGAAGAACGTGTCCGCCCGTCGAGTAAGCCGGACGCGCCGGGTGAAGTCGCACCGCGCTTCGACTGACTTATCCCACGCCTTGCGTTTCTCAATGGCGAATATATCCTTCTGTTCATGCGTAGCATCCTTTGAGAACAGATCAAGCGGCCCCGATAAGTCCGGCACGGAAATGTCATTCAAGAATTCCTGCATGTCTATCGGAGTCCGCTTGTCCATGGTCAACTATGATTATAACTTTACTCGCCGTTACGCTGCGCAATCAATGTCGCCGTCCTCAGTGGTGATGGTGCCAGTATAGAACGGAGCCGGACACTCGTCCGATGCCTCCACGTTGATAGTGGTGCCGGTGGTGCCAGTGGCACCCTGACCGAGATCCTGCGTGACTGTGGTCTTGGTAGTCCACTTGTCACAACCAACGACACGGTGCTTGCCCTTCATGTCCTCGACGATGAAGACGTTGTCGTTGTTATTGAGGTAAGCAGCTGCAGCCGATGCCGCTTCGCTTACCGATGGATGCACCGCCACGAGTTTGTTGAGCTGCGTCTGTGACGGCAGTTCACCCTGTGCCTCACTTGTGAGCTGCGACTTCTCAGGAAGGATGTCGATATATTTCCATACAGCGTTTTCCTTCAGCGTGAAAGATCCGTCGTAGACAGAAGAAGTGACACGTCCGACCTCGTTATGAGGAAGTTTAGGCCAAACAAGAATATCATTCTTGGATGTATAATAAACACGGCGACGCACACCAGGAAGTTCCGGTGTGCCCATCGCCCATGCAAGAGATTTTTGTACGTCTGTATTAGATGCTGCCATAATTACTATTGTTAAGAGTTAGACTATAAGCCAGCCAGTTCAACGACCTTCAGGCGTCGCTTGTCGATAGACTCGAACTGTACACCGAAGAACATGGTGGCGATGTACGAGAGAAGGAACGCATCGAAACGTTCAACGTCAACAGATTCCACGTCGCCCATTTGGTCATATCCATAAAGCATATTGATTTTTGGCGAGATATGGATATACTTCGAGTCCGTCTTGTTAGCAAGCGGACAGAAGATGAGCTTGCCGTTAGAACCCTCGACAGTAGGCTGATTGTACTGCGTGTTGTATGGAATACCGCTGTGTGTGAGCAGATAACCCTCGTTATACTTATCCACGAAGTCCTGCGAGCAGTACATGAAGAGAGTCTGCGAGCGAAGACGAGGGTCGAGCGAGAACAGAATCTCCTTAGCCACGTCAACGGCGTTGGCAGAGGTGATGGCATCCGTCAGTTTGAGGTAATTGCCGTTCTCCTTAGCGAGAGCACCGGAAGTAACCTCCTTCTTTGTGATAGTGTCGAAGCCATCGAAAAGATCCTGGGTGGTAGTACCGCTTGCGTTGCGCACACCGCTCCAGATAGCATCATTGAGCTTTTCGGAGAGCGACTTGGCGATAAGTCCAAGCACCTCGCGAGCCGTAGGCACAGACTTCTGTCCGTCGCCCTTAGTGGCACCCGTGCCGAGGAGCGTAGAGATAGCCGAGTTAGGCTCGAACTTAGCGACCACCGAACCGAAGAAAGTTTCAAGCGTTCGGAAGTCCAACTGCAAGTTCACGTCCTCCGAGCGAGTTGGCGAGTAAGGAGCGAACTGTGCCGAAGCGTTGAGCGTGCCCACACTCTCCTTGTAGCGGATGCCAGGGCGACCGGTCATAAACTTAAGAGTCTCGTCGCAGCCGATAATCGGCAGACGAAGGAAGTCAGAACGCCACTTTCGAGCAGCATCCTTGTATTCTTGTAGGGTAAATTGTAGTTTTCCTGCCATGATTGGGAGTTTTGAATTATGATTTGTGAGTTGTTATGGTAATGAGTCAAAGAGAGCCTGGGCCGAGTTGGTGGTGTCGTAAAACTTCTCGATGTCAGATTTTTCGGTGTTGGTGCCACTGTCCTTCTTGTCATCAACAACCGTGTTAGTGGTGTCAGCAGGGAGCTTTTTCAGTTTCTCCTCCAAATCGCTGTTAGCCTTAGTCAGGCGGTCAACGTCAGCCGAGAGAGTGGTGATTTCCTTGTACTTCGCTGTGATGTCCGCCTCGATAGAGTCGAGCTGTGCCGTGGTAAGCGTAACCTTGTCGTCGTTAGCTTCAAGCGAGTCGCAAGCGAGAGTCTTGCAAATGTTAGAATAGGTCTTTTTCATTTTTTCTTCAGAAGATATGGTTGGAACAATTTTATTTGGTTTCTCTTGCGAGTGGAAAACAGAGGCACAAGCCTGCAGGAACCGTCTGAACGCCGTGATGTCTTCCGACTTCGTGTCGGTCAGCATCTTAGGAAGCGGTATGCCGTGAGCGGTAAAGTCCGCAGCAATAGCCTCCGTAAGAACTGGAGCCGACTCATCATCAAACTCCGTGAGTTCATCAACGAATCCCCAAGCCAGTGCCTCCTGTGCCGTCAGCCATCCACCCATTTTCATGAGTTCCAGCAAGTCGGCAGATTTCTTCTTGCATCGTCCGGCATACATCTCTGCGACGTTGGCATCCAGCTTGTCAAGGTCAGACTTCTGCTTTTCCAGATTGTCGATGAGATTCTGCATATCCGTAGCGTTCAAGCTGCCCCACTCGAAGAACGACTGTGAGCACTGGTGTACGAGATACATAGCCGAGTGATCCATGGTTATACGCTTTGCACCCATTGACGCGATGGTGGCGGCACTGGCGTTCATGCCCACAAAGTGGACGTGAACATTGCCGTGTCGCCTGAATGCAGATGATATAGAGAGAGCGGTGTTGAGCTGTCCGCCGAGAGAGTCGATGAGAACAGCAACCTCCTTGTCGGTGTTCTTGTTAAGGACGAAATCGACGTAGTCAGAATCGAAGTCCCAACCACCGACGTAGCCTTTAAGATGGAGATTGTATTTTGTCTTTGCCATGATTGTCAAAAATTGTTTGAGGGCAAAGATATATTATATAATAATGTTGGAGAAAGACAAAAAAAAATGTATTTTTGCGATGTAAAACGATAAACTTATGGTGAGAGACATTGTAATCATATTGATAATTCTGATAGGCGGATATTTTTGTATTCGCAGATTTTATCATTTTGCATTAGTTGCAATAGTAATTTTATTTGCACTATTTGGGCAATCACGCAGAAGTTATCGCAAACTGCGAATTATCTATTGGAAGAAGGTGGGGCGCAAAAACAGAACGAAGAAAAAATAGACTTTTCAAAAATTCAACCGATTTTGGCTGTATCTTTTGTAACATTGTAAACAAGAAACGAAAATGCTGATTATCAACATTTTAAGTTTTGGCGCAATGTTTCAACTGCATACAAAATGTTACAAAAAGGCATGAAAAAAGGCGCTCATCACGCCGTGCATGGCACCAGTGCCACTTTGTTTGTATAAGATATGGTGTATTTCGTAGCAGCCGAATCACCATCCACCTTGCCTGTGGAGTCGTCTACCTTGATGACAGGAAAAGGTTTGTCAGCCGTGCCGATGAGATATTGCTTTCCATCCACCGTCTGGATGACGAAAGCAAGATGCTCACGAGCTGGCAGCTGCGAAGTAGTAGAGAAAGAGAGTTTCACCTTTTCCAAAGTGTCGTTATTGTCAAACTGCGTCTCCATTTCACAAATGGCGTCACCGATATGCGGAATTAGGAAAGTGTCAGCGAACACTCCGACAGGAGCATCCGCCAACGCTTTCTGTGTGATGCTTGCCATGAGCGACGAGGCAAGCACGTAATATATATTGATGATTCCGGGAAGACGTTGCATATTATTCTACTATTTCTTCAGTTTCAACCTTGTTATTGCTACCGTTTTTTATCGTGCTGTTTTTTCGCTTGCATTGGTTAGTAAGATAATTCTTACGCAAGCGTTGGTATATTTTAGCGATAGAGTCCCAGCAAGTGCCGTCCTCCTTGATGCCCCGTTGCTCCATGTAGAGATAAATGAGGTCTTTCTGCTGTTTGCCGATCCTGCCAAAGTCGTGCAGGAACGTCCAGCAGTCGACATCAAACGAGTTCTTCACGTTCTCCAGCAACGCACGTTTACCAGTGTCCGTGATATGATTGTAAATACGAGGGTCGCGAGTTTTGGAATACGGAATACAAATGGCGACTTCATCCTCACGTTGCCTTGTTGGGACAGCAGAAACAGGCGGTTTGACAACAGCGAGCTTTATAAGTTTTGACTCGATGCTGCCGTTTCTTAGACGCACTGGTTCCGTGCCACTGTGCCGATGTACGAACCACTGGCGCAGATAGGAAGGCATTTTGATATAGATGTGATAGTCGCTCATAAAACATGTAAATTGATTACGAGCACAAAGATACTATAGTTTTGTGTAGGCCGTATGGAAAGGAGGAAACGTTTAAGATTTGTTATTTGGTAGGTAGATAAAAAAGTTGATTTTAGCTTGGGGGGGGTAATGAAAAAGATGTATATTTGCAAAATAAAGTTGAACTTAAAAATGTACGAGTATGAAAAAATGGATTTTGATGTCACTTGCCCTTGTATTGTGTGGAATGACACAAGCTCAGAATGCAGAAGTAACCTTGAATAACGGCACCTTTGTGAAAGGTGACATTAAGAAGTTTTCCTTTAATGTAGACAATTACCATGAGTTCAGAATCAAAAAAACTGATGGTGAGAAGGCAGACTTCGCATCTACTGATGTAAAAGAGATAAAATACTATAACAAGAAGGCTGGAGAATGGGAAAACTGGATTCCGATGGTTGCCCAAATGGGATTGAGCATGTCTTATAAAGAGAATCCGAAACTCTACAAAAATCCGGTATTCCTTCAGCCAGTTTATGAGGGGAAAAACATTTCCGCCTATATTCACTACATAAGCACAGCTACCCATGTGAAATCGGGAAGTATTTACAGAATGGCTATCATGTTTTATTACAAAGCCAAGAATGAGGACTTTGCAAGAACCTATTATTTGAAGGATAATAGCATTGCAGGAATTGGTCAGAAGACCATGCTGAAAAGATATCTCAAGAACTTCCCACAAATAAAGGAAGTGCTCAAAGATCTCAGCATGAAAGAGATTCGCAAAGACCCTGCGATATTAATCAAGAAACTTGATGAAGCATTGAAATAAAACACTCCTTACTTCGAATAAATTTCGGTTACGCTATAAAAAGGTTGGCAGCCGGAGCGAGGCGATTGCCTCGTCCGGCTGCCAACCTTTATCTGCGGAAGACGTAGCCATCCTCGAAGATGTAGTCCGAGATGAACAAATCCCTTGCAAACGCCTTGCAATCGAAGTAATATGAGAGATTGCCCATCATGCGCTCCAAATCATAGCACTCATTGACGATGTGTGTGGCGAAATCCTCTTCCGAATCATATTCGCCCTCATAACTATCTTCAAAATCCGAAATGCTGTCATCGCCAGTGGCGGAAATATAAGCCTTAAACGCTTTCTGTTTGTCATCATCCATTTGGATGAAAGCTATTATCTTGTCGAAAACTTCTTCATCCATACAGCTTTCTGAATACCACTCCTCAGGGAAGCACTGATAATCCTGAAACATCAGCTCCGGATCCTCCTCATCAGCGTGAAGCTGCATGCATACATCTATGAACTCCTCGTAAGAGTCAAACGTGCGGAGATCGAGCCAGGCACCGAAGAGTGAGCCTTCATTGTACTTCTTGTATGTGCCACAGTAGATGGCAGGCTGATCCCAGAGATAATCAACGATATAGCTGCTGACACTCTCAAACTGCTCCTTCATGCTCTTGTGAGCCGACTTAGGTGATGTTAAAACCATTTCTTGCATAACTTAGAAATTTAAATTGTTAGACTTTTAGATGCAGCCCTCGAAATGAGGACTTTTTACGCTGCCTTACCCAGCGCAAGGAGAAGACATTTAAGGCAAGAGATAGCCGAATAATTTTTCACCTTTGGCGGAACGAGAATTTGGATCAGGAGCCACCGCACCCCAAAATCTTGAAAAAATAATCGAGCTAAGGCTGCGCCGTGCCCTTGCTGAATGTCGCTTGCGCTAACTTTGCACGCGGAAAAATCCCATGAACGAAACCAGGGCTGCATGTCTGACAATTTGAATGTTATGCAGTAGAAATCCCATCACCTATGTCCACAAGAGCGGAGCAATAAAAAAGGAGTCAGCAATACCTCTTTCATTTGGTTATGTACGGGTAAAGCCTGACATGTGACACATACATCAAATAAGAACAATGACGAAAAGGCTCACGAGTGCCAGGCACGTTCTCTTTAAGCACGGTGACACTTACGATACCGCATGGAAAAAAGTAAGCAGTAGCAGAAGAGGAGAAGCCGGACTACAACTAAAAATAAGGATTTTCAGTACCTATTCCCCTTTGGTATTTAGAAAGCATAATGAAATGTTACAAGAAGTTATAAGAAATTACAAGATAATAGCCTACCTAAATAAATGAAATACAGAAAGTTACATTAAGTTACAACAATTACAGCAATTCTCTTCTAAAAAATGAATGAGGGCAAAAACAATGAGGATTTCGCTACATATAAAGTCAATGACTACCACTTTATGCTTGTTGGAGTGTGTGATGGGCTACCAATATGTATGTAGGTAGATTACAAATCGTGTGCAAGACCTCTGAAAAAAACGGAGTACATCGCAGAGGATGGCCATGTCTTCCGCAAAATAAAAACCGCCGAGACGATGCAATCGCCCCGGCAGTCCACCTGATTATGATACCTATTGAAAAGAAATATATTCGTAGTAAGCTACCGCTTATAAGAGTAAAAAGGTAAAAAAGTAAAAGGGTAAAAAGCCCTTAAAATGGCTCGTCGCTGTCGGATTGGTCAGGCGCAGTCCACAGACTGATGCCAAACGTCTCGCAAAGCAAGTCATAGTCAAAGCAGTAGGCACGTTGTGTCATAGTAAGTTTAGGAGGCGTGCTACCCATAGCAGCCCTGGTATGGTCGTACTGGATGATGCCCTTCTTATACACATCAAATCGCGCCACCTTTTCGCCCAAGTAGGCACGGCTGTTCTGAAGATAGTATTTCAGCGCATCCGTAGGCAGCACCTTCTCGTTAGCCTGTCGTCCCTCCTTGCGGTAGAGGTTGAAGATACGAGTCTTCTGCAGGAAGAGCACCGGACGTTCAGACTGCCAAGTGGCATTGATGATGTCCGTCTTGAACTTGCTGCAATAGCGGATAAAGAAGTCGCCACCCTCAATCAGTTCACCGTCGCTTGCAAGATACTGTACCACATTCCAGAAGTTGCCCAGCTCGCCGTTAGTCTTGCACTCACCATTCTGCTTCTTTATCCCTTCGATGGTGACTTGCAGCATCTCATCGAAAGTCAGCGTAGGGATGATCTTTTGTAGCACCCGAAGCGCAGCCAACGGCACACACCAGTTGTTCATGATACGGTCCTCGCCCTTTTCGCCACCGAGAGCGTTGCCGACGATATTCTGCGTATCATGGAACGCCGTAGACCACGCCTGTTCAAAGTGTTTGCGCTGTTTGAGAATTTCGAGCGTCAGGTGCGTCAGCCCCAGCGAGCGCATTTCAAGCAACACCTTATAATTCTGCTTCTCCTTGTCCGAGAACTCACTTCGAGGGAACTGCAGGAAGACGAGTCGGGTAAAGAGAGCGATATCCGACGTCGGCATCTCCTGGCCAGAGAGGATGATGCCAGAGTCAACTGCCGTCGTCTCCTTCTTCTTGTCAAGATCCATATTCATGCGAGTGCGTCCGGTACCGTCCCAAAGACCCTTCAGGAACTCAATCATCTTCGGGTCGATATCGTTCTTGTACTCGTCAATATGCGCAAGGGCATTAGCCGACTGCGCCACCGTGTCGTTCAGAGCCGATGGTGTAGAGTTTTGGATATTCGGTGCCGTGTAGCTGATTGTGAACAACGAAAGCAGCGTGTGGCCAAGCTCCGACTTGCCACTACCTTTCGGACCGAACAGATTGAGGATAGGGAACCAGTGGTTGGCAGAAGTAGAAGTCACCACGTCGCGGAAGAGCGTGGCGAGATAGAAACAGAAGCCCACACGTCCGTTGTCCCCATACACTTTGAACAGCTGCTCTGTGAATTGTGTGAGCGTGACCGAAGAAAGATTGAGATGCACAAACTGCTTTTCAAAAGTAAAGAGCTTCGGGTCGTTCTTGTATATGGACGAGCTGGATGGCAGATAGAAGTTGCCCTTATCCTTCAGCCTGACTATGCCAAATTCATCAGCCGGGATGAAATGGCAGTCGTGGAAAACACCGTTGCCAAAAGCGTAGAAGCCAGCTCGTTGCCAACCCATTTGAGTGATTTCCGTTGCCGTCTCGGTCTTCTCGTATAGATATGATTTGAGTTTCGTCAGTTCCTTTTCAGTACCTTTCCAAATGAAGTTGCCCAAGCCCTCGATTTTCTGCTTGAACTTAGCGAGAGCGATAAGATCCTCCTGCTTCAGTTCCAAAATTTCCTCATGTTTCATCGCATTCTTTATTTTATATAGACGTTTAGGATTTGTTGTATCTTTTATGTGGAACAGCGGAACCATCGTGAAGTTCGACCACTCATAGACGCTGCCTTTCTCTGTTATGGACATGTAGCAGCCGTGGTCGATGTAAAAGCCGTATTTGTGGTTTAAGTCATCCTCATCCTGCTCCTTATGCTTCTTGTCCTGCTCCTCACGCAGTTTCCGCTCCTTATCCACCGCCTGGAGCCATAACCGTCTGCCCTGGTAATACTTCGTGAGCTTGCCGATATACATGGACACGCCCGTCTCATCATCAATCAGCGACAGTAGATAAGCAATCTTCTTAATAGTTAGGCGCTGCTCCTCCGTGGTGTTCGTCTGCGGAAACAGTTTGTCCGCCATCCAAAGAATGAAGTCCGTCTCCTCCGTGGCATTGAAGATATTGGTGTTTTTGAAGAACGTGTCCGGATCCTGCTTCTTGTTGTCGTCCGTGTCCGGGATTTCCTTGATGCTGACCGATAGACCATTTTCCATAGCCAGTGTTCCAGCCTCCATGACGACTTGTATGCCATGGCCATACGGTTCTCCGTTCTTGGGTGGGTCTGCATCCGGAAGGAAACACACCTTGCTTGCTATGCGCTTGATGGTAGAGAAATGCGTTTCGTTCCACGCCGATCCGAGCGCAGCCACCGTGTTGTATATGCCGATAGACTGTAAGCGCATACAATCCGGTGCCCCCTCGACGAGAAACATCTTATCCTGCTTAGCTGCCGTCTTCCAAGCATCCTCGATGCCGAAGAGTACCGTAGACTTGTGGAAGATGAGCGAGTCCGAGCTGTTGAGGTATTTGGGCTGCTGCTCATCCATGCAGCGAGCGGTGAAGCCAATTACATGCCCGAAGCGGTCATGTATCTGTATGACGATACGATTCTGGTAGAAGTCATAGCCACCACGATTGAGAAGTCTCAGCTCCTTCAAGAAGTCCGCCTTTACAGGAAGCTGCTGCAGGGCGTGCCCATCAGCTGGTGCATATCCAATCTCTTTGAGAGTGGAGTAGTCCTTTCCCCAACGTCTGTAAGCATACGCCTGTGCCTCTTTCGACTGAAGGAACTGCTTGCGGTAAAAGTCGGCGACCTGCTTGTTGGCAATCCACAACGCTTCCTTATGCAGTCGCTTCTGCTTTGCCTCCGCTGATTCCTGCTCCTGCTCAATCTCCACGTTAGCCCTTTGTGCCAACGTCTTGACGGCTTCAATGAACGTCTTGTTCTCCACCTTTTCTATAAAATGGATGGCATCGCCACCTTCGCCACAGCCGAAGCACTTGAATCTGCCGGTCTGTGGAGAAACATAAAAAGAAGGCGTCTTCTCGTTGTGGAACGGACAGCAGCCGACATAGCGCGAGCCACACTTCCGTAGGTGGACGTGTTCGCCGATGAGCGCCACGATGTCTGTGCGCTCCAAGATGGTGTCGATGGTTTCTTGTCGTATCATAATGTGGTGTTGAGTGGAAAATGCCCTATATCCACTATCTCCCGACATTGGATATAGGGACTTAACAGTTATATTGAGGATGATTCTACAATGCTCTTATAGCGTTTATGTATTCGCTTTTTAGAATGTACCATAAACGTCCCTTTTTATGAGCAGGGATTAGTTTGCGCTCAATCCGTTTTCTTACTGCTTGTGTCGATATGCCGAGCTCTTTAGCCAGTGCAGCGACACTCATGACGGTCTCTTCCTGGTCAATGACAATCTTCTTCATGTCATCATCTGAAATCCTTGGGGATTTGGGTCTTCCAACTGTTCTCTTCTCCATTTTCTTTATTTGTTAGATAATCTTCTCTTGTTTCACAAATTATTGTCGCAACCTCTAAGTCAGAACAATAATGATAGTGTACGAATTTGCCTCTCTGCTTGCCTCTGCCTTGATTGTGGCGTGAAGCAAGGCAGTTCAACGACTGCACCTTGTCGCAAGGGAGGTAGGCAGACTTCACCTCTCCGGGGTTGATGGCATTTATCCATTCAGTGATATTTGTTACTCTTTCAATTTTCATAGATAACTTATTTGTTGTTTTACAATAAGTCCTTCTGTAGTGTATTCCATGTCGGGTTAGACCTATATCAAAGTAAAGGTTAAAAGCTTGAAAACCATTGGTAATATCGCACTTTTTTCGTATCTTTGCATTATTATATAGAGGATATTCTACGAATAGAACACCACCCGAATTTTGCAGTCTGCCTTAACACTTGTCGAACTTTCTTCGGCAAAATTATAAGGAAAAAGAAAGATTGATTTGCAAAATGTAAATTATTTGTACCTACATACCTACTATTTAACACTTTCTATGCGACATAATGATACTTGTCGATAGTAAAGCAATAAAAAGAGTTCTTTAAAATAATAGTTCAAAATCTAAACGTCTGTCTGCTTTCAGTATGTATGTAGGCACGTATGTAAGTAAAATGTGTGACACTTGTGTGACACTTTGAAAAAAACTACTTTGACGTTTGTTTTGTAGAAGATAGAAATTTCCTTCTAAAGCCCTGTAATGATGTGACTTACATGGGATTACAACGGCGTTAGAATTTGAATTCCAAGCGGATCACTTGGATTCCAACGGAATCACGAGTGTTCCCCAAAAGGGCACAACGAAATCAAATTTCAAAGCGATAGAGAGAGGACTTTTACTTAATGTAAAGTCCTCTTTTCGCGTTTAATACGTTGATTTTCAGTGGAAAATCTATCAAACACATAAGGTTATTTAGGAGTTAACATTATTGTCTAACTATACGGTGGACTTCCGCCATGAGGACAGAACGGGACATAATGTGACAAGGCAGGACAAAAATGCGTTACATATTGCGTTACACGTTACGCAAAAATGCGTTGCACATTTACTATTGTCTTGCGTTACACATCAGCTAAATAACCTAATATCAGTTGATTTGCTGATTTTCACATTAAAGATTGTTAAATCAAGACTTCTATTTCTTGCCTCTTTGCTCAATGAAACCGTCAAAATCCGTACGGAAATGGAAAAGCAATTTGTTGACGTAATTTACGACAGAAGGAAACTTGCTGCAAAGCGCGGCAATGGCTATGTCGAGGTGAGAGTGTATCTTGGTAGAAATGAGCGTAAGTACTTCCCTATGGGAATGGCTACACCAGACGAATGGGAAGCATTGGCTTCTTCTGAGGCAGTAACTCAACTACTCCATAAGTGCAAGAAGATTGTCACTGCTATGGAAGTCCTTGGTGAGGAGATGACAATGGAGAACTTTAATCTCCACTACTTTGGTGAAGACGCCCTTAAAAAGGAAGAGGAGAATAAAGCAAAGGAGCCAGACAACTCTAAGAAGAACTTCATTACTTATATGGAGCTTACTCTTGAAGGTGAGCAGCTGCGTCACGGAACCTACAAGCACAAGAAATGCTTGATTGCTGCGGTTCGGGCTTTTGGCAAGCTTAACACTTATGGCGACCTTACTTCAAGGAACATCATCGCCTTTGACAAGTGGCTGCATGACGGGACTCGTAGCGATGTTACTTGCTACGACTATCACAAGAGGTTGCACAAGTGGGTGCGACAACTCTTCCAGATGGGCGAGATTAAGAAGGATCCTTACGACTCGGTGACTATCAAGCGCGGCAAGTGCAAGGAGCGTGAACCGCTGACCGAGACGGAACTGAAGCTTATGAGAAGCTATAAGTTCGAGGGTAAGCTTGCAAGGGTGCGCGACCTTTTCATCTTCACTGCCTATACCGGACTTTCGTTCTGCGACACTCAGAACTTCGACTTCGAGAGTATGACGAAGAAGGAGGGCGACCTTTATTATATAGATGGTAGCCGTATCAAGACCGAGACGAAGTTCTTCACGCCGATTCTATCTCCGGCGATGAAGGTACTCGAAAAGTACAAGTACCAACTGCCGAAGATAAGCAATCAGAAAGCCAAATAAAGTTATTTTGCAAATTGAAGAATATTCATCTCTTTATATAGAAAATTCTCCATATCATCTAAATATCTTTTTATTGTTTCTCTTCTCGTATCAGGCTTTATGATTCGGAATGTACCGTTATGGCTGAAGTCCCAAATGTTAACATAGTAATTCTCTGGAACATCAAAGTATCTTGTGAAAATCCAATTTTTATCAATAGAAAAGTCAGAGTCGTAATTTTGATATGACTGAAGAAGTTCTTTGATTTTCATTTTGTCAAGAGATTTGTTTTCTTTTGTGTATAATCCAAAATAGAACCAATCATTATAGTCACATCCAATGGTAATTTCCAATCCATCTTTATTCTTAACGCTGAATTCTGGATATTGCTGACGTTTTTTAGGACCTCCATGAACAATGTCGTCAATCATGCTATTCTCAACTTTTGAAGCAATAGAGTACCCTCTCTTCTCACAATACTCTGTTAATTCTTATGTAATCGATTGAAAATGAGAGAGTTAATTAACGTAATATAACTAATAAAATTTGG